AAAGATTATGACAGAGCTTACGGTATTAAAACTCTGGCTCTTAGATACTTTAATGCTGCGGGTGCGGATCCATTGAACAGGCACGGTTACTGTCAAGATGTTTATTCACATTTAGTTCCTATTCTTGCCAGATGTTTTGGTCAGGATCTTCCTTTTACTATTTTTGGTAGAGACTACGACACACCTGACGGGACTTGTATAAGAGATTATACTCATGTTTATGATATTGCAGATGCACACATAAAATCATTAGAATATGAAGGACCGGAGGGGGTATTTAACATAGGAACAGGCAAAGGTGAAAGTGTTATAAATGTTATAAACGCTTTTGAGGATTATACAGGAAAGAAAATACAAATAAATCTTACAGGAAGAAGAATGGGTGACCCCTCGCAGACATTTGCAAACATCGATCTTGCAGTAAACTATTTGAATTGGTCTCCTAAGTATACACTTTCCGATATTGTAGAACACGCATACAAGTGGGAGAATAGGTAATGCATTATAGCACAAAAAAGTATGGTCACAATGTTGGTCTATCAGCAGTATTCAGACAACCAAATGCAGACCATTCTCACTGTAGTTTACTTCACGGGTACAGTTTAGCATTTACTTTTACCTTTGCATGTGAAGAACTAGATAATAAAAATTGGGTTGTAGATTTTGGTGGTCTTAAAGAATTAAAAAACTGGTTAGAAGAAACTTTTGATCACAAACTTGTATTAGACAAAATGGACCCTCATCTAGCCGACTTCTATGATCTACAATATAAAGGTTTGGCTGAGATAGTTGTTATGAACGGAGTCGGTGCAGAAAAGTTTGCTGAACATGCATTCAATTTTGCAGATGAACTTGTTGTTACTATGACTGACGGTAGGTGCTGTTGTGTTAAAGTAGAAGTAGCGGAACATGGCGCCAACTCAGCAATTTACGAGGTTTAAAATTGAAGTTTGCAATGGTAACAGATTTGCACTTTGGTGCAAGAAGCGATTCTAAACATTTTGATTCTCATTTTAGAAAATTTTATGAAGAAGTTTTTTTCCCTGAACTTGAAAGACAAGGAATAAAAACAGTCTTTGATCTTGGGGATACCTTTGACAGAAGAAAGTATATCAATTATAATACTCTTAAAAACTGTAAAGAATATTTCTTTGATAAGTTGCAGGAAGCTAATATAGATTTACACATGATACCTGGTAATCATGATACTTACTTTAAGAATACAAACGATGTAAATTCTCCTAATCTACTATTGAGTGATTATAAAAACATTACTCTCTACGAGAAAGTTACTGAAATTAAAATGGGCGAAAGCAAAGTATTGTTCGTGCCTTGGATATGCAGTGAAAATTATGAAGAATCTTTTAAAATTATTTCCAAGTCAGAAGCTGACATCTGTTTGGGACACTTTGAGTTTTCTGGTTATCAGATGTATCGTGGATCCCCTAATCCTCATGGTATGGATCCTTCTATTTTTAGTCACCTTCCTATGGTTGTTAGTGGTCATTTCCATCACAGACATACTAAAGGTAATATCACATACATGGGAAACCCTTATCAAATAACTTGGTCTGATTGGGATGATCCTAGAGGGTTTGCACTTTATGATACTAACAAAAAAGAAATTGAATACATTAACAACCCAAATGAAATATTTCACAAAATATATTATGATGATACAACCGAATCTGGTAGAGACGATATTGAATCTATTGATTATTCTCTTTATGAAAATTGTTGCATAAAAGTAATTGTTACAAAGAAAACTGACTTTGGTAAATTTGATGCCCTTATAGATAATTTGTATCAATGTAATTTAATTGAATTGAAAATAATTGAAGACTTATCAGAATTTGAAGATGAGGCAATAGGTGAAGACGTTGACTTAGAAGACACTATGTCATTGTTAAAAGAATATGTTGATGGTATTGAAGTTAATGTCAATAAAGAAACATTGAAAACATTACTTCAAACGATATACGTTGAAGCTCAGGATCATGCATGATAAATTTTTCTACTATACGTTATAAAAATTTCCTATCTACGGGAAATGCCTTTACTGAAATACAACTGAATAGAAGTAGCAGCACTCTTATATTGGGAGAGAATGGCGCAGGTAAGTCTACACTGTTAGATGCCATTACATTTGCACTTTTCAATAAGCCATTTAGAAATATTTCTAAGCCGCAATTGATAAACACAATCAATCGCAAAAAAATGGTTGTTGAAGTTGAATTCACTATAGGTTCTAAGTCTTACTTGGTTCGCAGGGGAAGTCAGCCGAGTATTTTTGATATTGAAATTTCAGGTGAGTTAATAGATCAGAATGCAAGTATAAGAGATTATCAAAAATATTTAGAAGAAAGCATTCTAAAACTAAACTACAAATCGTTTACTCAAATTGTTATTCTTGGTAGTGCTTCATTCACTCCTTTTATGCAGTTGACTCCTAATATTCGCCGTGAGATTATTGAAGACATTCTGGATATTCGTATCTTTACTACGATGAAAGAAGTACTGAAAACTAGAATGACCGACTTAAAGGGTAAGCTATCTGAAATAGAAACTGAACTAACCATAACTAAAGAAAAGGCAAATATACAGAAAAAGTACATAGAAACTTTAGAGACAGACAAGCAGGAAAAGGTAGATAAAATAATTGATGAAATAAATTCTACTGAAAGTATTATTAGTACATTACTATCACAAGTTGATCTTGATAATAAAGTTAAAGAATCTTATGGTGATATAGAAAGCAAACGCAAACGATTGGAATCCTTTAAACTAGATTTTACAAGAAAAATAAAGGAACAGAAAAAAGAATTATTATTTTATGCTGATCATGATGATTGTCCTACTTGTAAGCAAGGGATTCCTCATGAATTCAAAGAAGAAATAACAGAAGAAAAAGAAAATAAAATAACTGAACTAGAATCCGCAAGTACCAAGTTGCAAAGTGAGTGGGATAGTTTAGATAAAACCTATGATGAATTCATTTCCTTGCAACAGAAAATAGTAGATACGAATAACACTATTATGTCTACACAAACTCATCTTCAAAGATTAGTTCTTGAAAAAACTGAGACTGAAAATAAAGTTGGGGACATAGAAAAGGAAACAGATAAATTAAAAGAAATAGCTAAAGTTTTAGTTTCAAAGACCGGAGATAAAACTAAATTAAAAGAAGACCAGGAATACCATAATATAGCAGAATCTCTTTTAAAAGACTCTGGTATTAAAACTAAAATTATTCGTCAATACTTGCCTTTGATAAATAAGTTAGTAAACAAATATTTGAAGTCGATGGACTTCTTTGTACAATTTGATCTTGACGAAACATTCAAAGAAGAGATTAAGTCTAGACACAGGGACAAATTTAGTTACGCCTCTTTTAGTGAGGGAGAAAAACAAAGGATTGATTTAGCACTTGTATTCACTTGGAGAACAATTGCTAAAATGAAGAATAGTGCAAGTACGAACCTTCTTCTCTTGGATGAGGTGTTTGATAGTTCACTAGATGTAAATGGTACTGATTATGTTATGCAACTACTAAATACTATTGGTGAAGAGACTAATGTTTTTGTAATTAGTCACAAATCAGATCAGTTATTTGATAAATTCAGAAATGTAATTAGGTTTGAAAAGAAAAACAACTATTCGGTGATGTCATAATGGAAGATTTAGAATTAATAAGTTTTACTGATCCACTACTAAAAAAAGCCCCGGCAGACTTTAACTTTGAAGAAAACGATGCTAAAGATATAAGTGAAAAACTGCATGTTGCGATGGTTAAAACTGGGGGTATTGGTATTTCAGCTAATCAAGTAGGATTAGATATGAAAGTGTTTGTCATCAATAAAATAGATGACATGCCTGGAAAAACTTTTTTTAATCCAGAATTGATTGGAGTAAGTAACCAAACTACAATAATGAAAGAAGGCTGTTTATCATATCCAGGGTTGTGGTTGATGATAAGACGACCTGTTACATGTGCTTTGAAATATTACAATGAAGAAAATGAAGAGGTAGTAGAAGAATTCAGTGGCATCCCTGCTAGAGTAGTTTTGCACGAATACGATCATATGGTAGGTCAAAATTTTACTATGAGAGCTTCTAAACTTAAAATTCAAAGAGCATTGAAGAGCATGGATAAAAAGGTTAAAAATTATAAGAGGAAAAATTCTAATGTCAGATGATTGGGATTTTGGATTTACTGCTGTAGATGAAATGCCACAAAGTGAAACTACTGCACCTGATCCTGTAGTGGCACAACTAGATAATTCACAGATTCAACCTCTAATGGATAAACTAGAGAGGTTGGAGGCTTTGATTATTAACAATGACGATTCTTCTATGATTAACGAACATAGAGAGTTAGTTCAACAGGATGTCGTTTCAAAACTTAAACAAGTAGAGGACCTTATTTTACCTTTGCTATACAACTTACAAAAAAATCCAGACAAGGATTACATACATTGGCCCGGAAGAAATTCTATTATTGACAAGCAGATTGAAAAAATAAAATCAGTGACCCGGTATTACGATACCATTTAAAGGAGTATATAGTATGTCTAAATTATCCAGAGACAAAGATTATGATATGACTCCAGTAGTAAGAGGTGTATTCAATCGTCCTACGGGCCAGATACTAGACTTCTATTTGAACAGTGCTATTGGAAACCCAGAAGAATATTCTGAATGGACACAAATTCTTAGATCATCAAACGAACAAGATGTAGTTTACTTGCATATAAATTGTTATGGTGGTCAAGCACTAACCGCAGTTCAATTAATGAGTGCTATGTCCGAATCGAGAGCTACTGTTGTTGCAATAGTAGAAGGAGCTTGTATGTCGGCAGCTACCTTTTTATTCTTGATGGCGGATGTGTGTGAAATATCCGAACACAGTATTTTTATGTTCCATAACTTTTCAGGCGGAGCTATCGGAAAGGGAAATGAAATGTTAGCCCAAGTTAGCCACAATGACAAATGGGCAAAAAATTTAATGTCTAGAGTGTACAAAGGCTTCTTTACAAAGGATGAAATAGATAGTATACTAGAGGGTAAGGATTATTGGATGGACCCATCTGAAGTAACTAAGCGCCTAAATGCTAGAAACAAAATCATGGAATCCGAACATAAAAAACAAAAAAGAGAGCTAAATAAACTAAATAAAAAGTAAGTCATTGATTTAATTAATAAAAATAATTAAAAATAAAATACCATACAAATCAAGCACTTACGACAACTCTGCTCTAAGTGCTTGATTTTATTAATAAAATTGTATTTGACATTTGGTCTTCAATCCTCTATAATAACGGTACAAAATGAGAAAACGGTTGTGAGGACCATCATATGCAAATTCAACAAAAGTCACTATTGGCAAAACTACTGTCTACCGAAAACATCACGGTAGAAGTTAAGGCTGATCTCCCAACCGCAGCATTCGATCCTACTAGTCGCACTATGTTCATTCCTAAGTGGAAGGATATGCCTGCTTGT